ATGATGTGACCTCGGGTACCGCGGGTTAATCACTGCTCTCTGCCTTCATCGCGCGCTCGAATCCGTGCCGCGCTTTCTGCTCTGCCCTCAGCGCCCCGCTCAGCTCGAGGCGCGCGGGCACGTTGTCGAAGTTCATCGCGAGCGCGCGCGCCGCGTGGATCACGAGCTGCTGCGCCATGCTCCAGAGCTCGTACGCCGCTCGCGTGCGCTCGCTGATCATACGATCCTATCTGAATCGGCCATCGGCTTCACCTTGACGAATTGCGTCTTGAACTCGCGCAGCGCCTCGAGCCAGTAGCCGGTATCGTCCTCCGGCACGCGCGGGATCATCACGCTGCGCCCGCGGCTGAACGTGAGCCGCAGCGCCGACATCGTGTCGCCGTTGTGCGCCGTCCAGGTGCGGAGCTCGACGGTGCCGACCTCCAGGGTCCACGCGGCGGAGTCCGCGCGATCCGTGGCGCCGCTCACCGACACGCCGTAGCGTCGGAGCAGCGGCGTCGCCTTCACGCGGTACCACTCGCCGGGTTTCACGGCTGCACCCGGTAGAGCAGCTCGCCTTCGGTGAGCGAGAACGTGATCGTGCTGTTCTCGCCGAACTCGAGCTCGCCCATGACGAACAGCTGGCCTTTGACGTTCTCCTTGCGGCAGGTGATCTTCGTGATGCGCTTCGCCGAGAAGTAGCGCGCGCCCGGCTTCAGCTTAGTGAAGCCGCTGAACGCCTCCACGTCGAACGTCTGCTCCAACTTCATCCCGACGGCCAGCGCTGCGATCTCGGTGCGGTTCATGCGGCGAGGTAAAGCACTCTCCGTGCCACCCGATCCAGATTCAATCAGAATCGGCATCTGCTGCGGAACCGAGCCGGCGCGATTCGAAAACCGCGACACGCCTGTCATGCGCTGGGCGTAACCGCCTGAAATCCCGTGGAGCACGGATGCTCCACATGTCCGATTCCAGTACACTCGCATATTGGTTAACGTGCCGATTCTGCTAGGCTCGGCTGTGGCACGCCGCGTGCTATTACTCGGCGCATGGTGCTCACGATCGGAATCGTCAAGTTCGAAAGCCGCGGGGTGCTCGGCGGCGCGTACCGCGGTCAGCAGATCGACCGTCGCACGCTGCTCACCCACACGACGGTGGCCGGCAAGGATCTGGGTGTGGCGCTGTGCGGCCAGCTGAACATCGCCGACTCCTTTTCGTGTGGCGTCGCCGAAGGCGAGCTACCGCCGACCTGCCCCCGCTGCCTCAAGAAAGACCCCCGCTTCAAGAAGGTGGCCCCGTGAACACCCCTACCATCGTCCCTGACTTTGACCCCTGCGACGTCGACCCGGCGCTGGCCGACGCCGTCGCCCGCGCGCCCCTCGAGCTTCGGGAGATCGCCATGCTCGAGAGCGACGCGCTCGGCGAGATCATGGAGTACGCGCTGCTGACTCCGTGAGCCGATTCGTGTACAATCGGCGCGTGCTGTACCTGCTCGCCGCCGCACTGCTGACCTCGCCGATCCCTCCGCCTGTGTGCGGCTGGTACTCGAAGGCCGAGCACCGGTGCCGCGACGCCGACATCGAGGTGATCGGCGCCTGGGATCCGCGGCCGTCGCCCGACGAGTGGCCGCACAGCTCGTACTATAAACCCGCGGAGTGGGGCGCGTACCCGACCGAGAAGCCGCCGGCGCACGCGAGCTGCCTCACCGAATGAGAGCGCGAGCGTATACGCGGGCCCGCGGTGAGCGTCTGCTGTGGATCCGCTCCCCGCACTGGGATGTGCCGTGACCTACTACGCCCCGCTGACCGAGATCGAGATGGACGTAATCCGCCACAACGCTCAGGACTTCAATCAACACGGCGATCTCATTCACGCCGGGGCTCAGCCGATGTTCGAGCGGATCGCGCGGCTCTCGGCGTGGCTTCACGCGCAGGCCGATCGCCTCGAGCCTAGCTCCGTGGCCGACGAGCTGCGGAGGCAAGCGCCGTGACGGAGTGCTACGTCTGCACGCACGATGCGGTCGTGCGCGTGCACGAGATCCCTTATTGCGCCCGATGCGCGCCGAAGCCCCCGCGCGCGCGCCCGACTCCGCCGGCGCCGCGCCCTACCCCGGTGCTGCACAGCGCACACCCGGAGTGTCCTGTGCTGCCCGGCGGGTTCTGCAACGGCACGTGCCAGTACCACGGATGCTCTGCTAGTTTCTGTACCTGCTGAATATACGTCTCCCCGGCGCGTCAAAAGGTCATCGTGAAAAAGCTCCTCCTGCTTCCGCTCATCCTCGCTGCCTGCGGCGCCCAGAACGATCCTCGCGTCGGAGTCTGGCACGGTGAGCTGCTGTCCACCGCCGCCTGTGCCGGTGACGTCGGGATGCAGCCTCTCCCCTCGAGCGCGCGGTGGGTGATCGGTGAGGACGAACAGGGTCTCACGCTGTGGGTGGGAGACAGCTGCGAGAATCTCCGCGTCGACGCCCAGGGGAACCCGCGCGGCGCCTGCGCGTCGAACTCCACAGCGATAGGCGGGCGCCTCGACCTCGAGGCCGACGGGCTGCACACCGAGCTGAACACCGTCTGGACCGACGGCTCCTCGAGCTGCAAGGGCCGCGCGAGCGGCATGCTGTACCCGAGCAACGATCGCTAGGGAAGCCCGGGCATGAAGTTCAGCCCGTCGAGTGAGATCGACGTCGTGCTACCCGACACTGGAGTGACGTTGCCGCTCGTGTCGATCTCCACGCGGCCGTGGGCGCTGTTCGCGTCCACCGCGAAGTTGACGTTCGACGTCGTCGGCCGGAACGACGGAGGGAGCACGAACGCCGCCGTGTTGATCGTCCCGCTCTTGATGAAGCCCTTGAGCCAGACGCGGCCGGTCTGATCGCGCCGAAACGCCGCCTTCGTGTGCGTGCCGGAGTCGAAGTTGACCCAGGTCCCCGAGAAGTTCGGGATCTGCTCGTATGCGTCGGTATAGTGCGACGTGTCGCCGACGTAGAACCAAGGCGTCCCGATCCACTCGAAACGGAGCTCGTCGAGATCCGTCACGAACTCGTCGCCCTCGTTGTCGTCGGAGAGCTGCAGGCTCATAGACCGGGCAGCGGGATCGAAAGTCACCTCGTAGATGAACTGCTTCAGGATCCATTTCCCGGGCTTCTCGTCGGAGCCTGCGATCGTCGCACCTGTGCTGCTCGAGAAAATACCAGCGCTGTCGTACGTGTTGATCGTGGCGATGATGCCGCCGCCGCTCGGGTTGCCCGCGTCGTTCCTCAGCCTAAAGCTCGCGCGGTACAGCTGCGAGTATCTGTCGGAGCCGTCGGCCCTGTCGTTGATGACCGGGAACTGTGCCGACTCGATGATGCAGGGATCTCCGCCCGGCGCGGAGTCGAACCGCACAAACCTCGAGCCCGAGATGCCGGATCCGTCCTCGACGACCTGCACGCTAGTGCCTAGAGTCGCTCCTGCGCCAAGCACCCAGTGGTCAGGCATACCGGCCGGATCGAACCGCGTCTCGAAGCCGCCGTTCAGGGGATAACCGCCGAGCGCGATGCCTCCCTCAAGATGCCCCGCCTTCGCACGGCCCGCGGTAAACAGCTGCTCTTTCGACGGCTGCCCGCGCACGAGCTGCAAACCGTTGTAGAACCGGGGCACCACCACCGCGTAGTAATCCGCTCCCGGCTCGAGCTGCGATACCTCGACGTTGCGCAGCGCGCCGACGCTGCTGAGCGTGGAGTCGTCGAGCGGTGTCGCGGTGTCCTTGTAGACGTGGAGCTCGAACTCCTCCGGCAGCGCGCGCTTGTCGACGTCCGTGCTCAGCGAGATGCGCGTGCCTCCGACGGTCGGGTCGAACGCGAGCTTCGGCGTCTTCGGGCCCTGGAAGTGATCGAAGCGATGGTTCGTGCCTGAGCCGAGGCCGAAAGTGTTGTGGCGGTGCTGCTGCTTCTCGATGTACCTGCGATGCCCCGCCGTCGGCTGTCCGCGCAGGCCGAGCTGCGTTTTCAGCCGGCCGTTCTCGAACGTCTGCGAGATATCCGTCACAGCCTCGCTGAGATCCTCGCTGAACTGCAGATCGTTGGCGGTGAACGTGTAGTAGTCGTTGAGCTCGGCCCAGGGGAACCCTCGAGCGAGCGGCGCGCGCATCACGGCGGTAGGTTCGGCGCAGTCGGAGAGAAGCGCATCGGCGAGGCGCTGCGCCTCGACCTCGGTGTCGATGTTGCTCGTCTCGTCCTCTTGGATCTCGCACCAGAGCTCGCCGTACTTGGTGATCGAATCCGGCTCGCTATCGTCGAGCACCTTGCGCTTCGGCGTGCCATCGGGCCAGAGATCCGTGCTGTCCTTGTAGATGATCCGCACCGCGTTGCGGATCTCCGCGATGTCCACCGACAGCTGCTCGATGTGGCCGTAGTCGGAGGGGCCGAAAGTGAAGTCGGGCGTCGAGACGGTGCGATCCGGCTCGTAGAACTCGAGCCGCCAGTCGGTGTCAGCGACGCTCCACTTGTCACGCAGATCCCATCCGATCTGCCCGGCCAGGGCGTCGAGGGCGTCCCAGGTGAAGCCGCGCGACTGCAGCCACTGGGTAACGTCCCAGCTCGGGGAGACGGCGACGTGAAGGATGGGCGCCGTGTCGCCGATGCCGACGTTATCGTCGATGATCAGCTGCATCTCGGCTTCGACCGGGAAGCCCGTCACCGTCGGCGCGCCGACGTAGTCATGCGTCGCAGAGCCGTCGGTGATCCCGGTGCCGGTCGTCCATGTCGGCTCGACGGTGCCGGCGGTGCCGCTCGAGGCGACGACGAAAAACTTGTTGAAGCCCGGGTCGTCCTCGCCGCGCGACGCGGGGCAGATGTACTCGCCGGAGGTGAGAACCATCTCAGGCGACCAGACGCGCATGCTCACCGGTCCGCCGTCGGCGCCGAACGCATAGACGCGCTCGTACTTGATGTACTGCTGCGCGAGGCGACCGCTCTGGGAGCGACCTGAGATCGCCACGTCGGTGCTGGAGGCCGCGTTCACGGTGTCGATGCGCCCGCGGAATACCTGGAACCAGTCTCCTGACTCCGGCGGGGTGTCGATCATCGTGATCGCCACCTCGATCTTCACATCGCGGTTCGGCGCGATCAGCGGCGCGTATGAGGCGCCGGGGTCGAACGCACGGTTGAGCGCGCTGTCCTGCATCAGCGGCGCTAGGCTGAGCTGATAGAGCTCGCGCAGCAGCGTCGCCGAGAACGTGCCGTGGGGATCGTTCACGGCGCTTTTCCAGCTCACGGACTTGACCGCGTTGAAGCCGGGCCACGTGGTCAAGTCGCGCCAGTTACCATCGGCGTCCTTGACGCTGAGCCGGCACCACTCCCCTTGGACGCCGGAGTCGAGCACGTGCTGCTGGGCAGTGGAGATGACTCTCACGTCACGCGCCCTTCAGCTCAAACGAGAGCGTCCGCGCGTCGCGCTGCAGCGAGCCCCCGAGGCCCGCGATCGCCATCTTCTCGGAGAGGCTCGAGCACAGCATGCGGCGCGTCGCCACTTCGCGCACGAGGTTTCCCGCGCAAGTCAGGAACGGGGTCAGGCCGAACGCGTAGCCTGCGTTGGCGACGTCGCGCGCCCAGCTGTCGAGCCACAGATACGGGCACACCACGAGATCGTCGTAGTAGTGAGCCGAGCCTGCGCTGTTGGCCAGCTGAATCTCACCGGCACCTTCAGCCGGATCGCCGTCCACCGGCGTGTCATCGCGCACCGCGTCGTGCCACACGGCGCCGTCGCTCCTGCGCACCACATGCACGAAGCCGCCGGCGTCGACGCGGTGCCAGACAGAGACGGTCCAAGGCGCCGTTACAGCGATGCCGCTCGTCGCCCAGCTCTCGCCGCCGACCACCTTCAGCGCCCCGGCACCGTACTTCTTCACGCTCGACTGCACCTCGACGTCAGGAGGTGCGCTCGATCCGATGCCCGGCATGCCCTTCGAGCTGTAGAAGCTCGAGTCGAAGCTCCAGACGTGGCCCTCACCGACGAGCAGGTTTTCCCACGCGAACGCGTCCGCGCCGGTCAGCAGCTTCGTGGTGAACTTGTGATCGCGCTTGCGCGTCTGCCGCGTGATGCGCATCGAGCCGTCGCTCGCCACGTCGGACGCGCCGATGTCGCGCCGCTCGCCGGAGGCGTCGCCGAGGGAGACGATTCCTGCGAGCTCGATGCCGTTGACGGTGAGCCAGCTCATCGCGGACCGAAGCCTCCGCGCTGGAAACCCTTCTTTTCCATCGCCTCCTCGAGCATCTTGAGCAGCTGATCGATCGTGGTCGTCACACCGCCCGATGCGTGAATGTGGACCTCGGCCTTCTGGTCGCGGAAGCCCTGCCCCGGCAACGAGTCGGTGTCCATCGCCTGGAAGCTGCGCAGGCGGACCTTGAAGCCGCTCGGGAGGTTCGTGAACTGCTCGGTGAGCTTGTTGAGGGCGGTCGAGGTCTTCTTCGCCGAGTCGCCGAGTCCGTTAAGGCCGTCGGTCGTAGCGCCGGCCGCGTCGGTGATGTCCGTGTTGACGTCCTCGCCGCGGCCCTGGAGCGAGTTGTCTTTGCCCATGTCGTCGAACGTGTGGCCAACGTCGTCCCACATCTGCTCGGCCTTCTTGCCCGCGGCGTCGGCGCCGTCCTTCAGCTTGATCTCGACCTTCGAGACCGCCAACGCCATGTCGTCGAGGCCGACACTTGAGAGAAACGATCGGATCGACTCGAGGATCTGCGCGATGAACAGCATGATCCCGCGGTTGAGCTCCAACAGCGCTATACCCACCACCTTGAAAATGACGCCGAGGATCGTGATCACCGGCTTCATCGGGTCGAGGATGTCGACGAGGGACATCACGGCGTCGAGGATGCCCCCGAGCGCGTCGAGCGCAGGGCCTAGCCCGTCCATGACGCCGGAGAGAAGTTTGCCGATGTGGTCGAAGAGAATGCCGACGCCGTGCAGAGGCCCGTTGAGGAGCGAACCCACAGCGTTCAGAAGCCCGCCGATGCCGTTGAGCAGCGAATGCAGCGCGGTCGTCAGGTAGCCGAGGCCCTCACCCATCGAGCCGAGCAGGTCCTGGATCAGTGCGTTGCCGTGATCGATCAGCTCGCCGAAGCGGGAAAACTTCGTGAACAGTTCGACGAGGGCGGCGATGAGGGCGCCCCAGACGCCGCCGGACTGGAAGCCCTGAGCAGCCGCACTCACAACGTCCCCGAAGGCGCCTAGTTTCGAGGCGAAGCCCACCGCTGCGCTCTCTAGGAAGCTGGCCATATTGTTGAGCGCGTCCGCCTGCATTTTAGCAAGCTCGGTGAAGCCGCCGACGGCTTCCTTCGCGCGCTCCGCAAGTTGTTTGTCACTGTCGAGCACGGCGAGCGCTTCGTCGAACGCCTCGACGTCAACGCCCTTCTTGAGCTCGTTGACGCGCTCCTGATCCTTGATCGCGGCCTCCGTCGCCGCTGTGTAGTTCGTAAGCGCTGCGTCGAAGTCTTTGAAGTGACCGATTGCTTGATTGATCACGTCCATCTGCGGCGCGCCGATGTTCTGAAACTGCTGCCGCGTCTGGGCGCCCTGTCGAGCAACCTCACCGCTACGCACACCGGCTTCACCCTGGGCGAAGTGCTCCTCGGTGAGCCGGTGCGCGAGCGTCTGGGCCTCTCGGAAACGCTGTTCCATCTCCTCGGCCGCCTTCTTCAGGCGATCGAGATCTCTGATCATCGAGTCGGCGGACTTCTTGTTCGTCTCTGCCGCCTTCTCCGAGGCGTCGCCGACGCTGTTCCACACGGCGTCGAGACGCTTGCCCATGTTCTCGCTGGTCTCTGCGAGATCCTTCTGCATCTCCTTCGTGATCTCGTTCGCGCTGGCGAAGTCACCCGTGAGCGCGGCCACGGCGGAGGCGACGCCACCGGCGAGGGCGGTGCCGACGTATTCGAAGACACCGGCCACCACGACGCCGACGGAGACGAGGATCTTGAGAGCCGTCGCGAGCACCGTCACGGCGTCCTTGAGTCCCTCGGCGCCGGCTTTGCTGTTCAGCATCTCGTTGGTGAAGCGCTCGAGCGCAGGCGCGAGCTGCGCGGCGAGCTGCACACCGACGCCCTCGACCACCTTCTTCATCTTCTCGATGTTGTCGTTGAACTCGGTCGCTGCCGCGACGGTCTTGCTCGAGACGGTGATGCCGAACCGGTCGGCCTCGTCGGAGAGGCGCGCGATCCCCTCCTTGCCCTCGTTCAGAAACGGGATCAGCTGCTTCCCTGCCTTGCCGAACAGGTCTACGGCCAGCGTGCCCTTCGCGGCGCCGTCTTTCAGCCCTGAGAAGACGCCGGCGAGATCACCGATCACCTGATCCGCGGAGCGGGTCGCGCCGGTCGCGTCCTTGACGCTGACGCCGAGCACGTGAAAGAGGTTCGCGGCGTCCTTGTTCCCCGATGCCGCGGTAGCGATCTTGATGTTCAGCTTGCCGAGCGCGTTGCCGAACTCCTCGGTGGAGAGCTTCGACAGCGCCGCCGCGTAGTTGAGCCGAGAGAAGGTCTCGACCGAGATGCCGACGGACTGGGCCATCTTGCCCATCTTGTCCGCGGTCTCCGCGCCCTGGAGCGCGAACTCGCCGAGCTTCTCGGCCGCCTCGAGCGCAAGGTGGCCGACCTCTTTCAGCACCTCGAAGTTAAGCAGGCCTTCAGCAGCTTCGCCTGTCTCTTTGAGGGCGTGTTTGACCTCCTCGAGGCCCTTCTTGAGCTCGGCGCTATCGAGCTGCAGATCTACAATTAATGACTCTAACTTCGCCATCTCAGTTCCTCACGACGCCCAACAGCGAATCCAGCTTCACCTCGTCGCTGATCTCGGGCACCTCAGTCAGCGATAGGAACCGCCGCAGCGTGAACACGCTCGGGTCGAAGCCCTTCGCACCGGCGACGCTCGCGATCGTGCTGTTGAGCACCATGCCGCGGAAGTCGTCAGCGTCCATACCGAACGGCTCGATCTCGGCGTAGTGCGCCCACTCCGCAAACTGCCCTGGGGTGAGCAGCTCGAGGAGAATGTCCGGGTGAGGGCAGCCGAGAGCGAGGCTCAGGCGGAAGGCGAAGACGCGCTCGGGGCTGCCACGGAGGGGTTTGCCCCGGCCACCTCGGCGCCGTTCGCGCTGGGCTTGCCGCGGCTGAGCTCGGTAATCGCTCCCACGATCTGGTTCATGGTCTCGATCGAGATCATGTTCAGGAACTGCGAGGCGGTGTCGGAGTCGAACATCGGCGCGCCGTGTTCGTCGACGATGCTGCTGCCGAACATGACGAGCGCCATCTCGCGCTGACTGTCGCCCTTCGCGCCCAGCTCCTTGAGCGAGAGGCCGCAGCCGGCGGAGATGCTCGCGATGCGGATCTGTCCGCCGAGCTCGGGAACCTCGAGATCGCGGAACTTCCGCTTCTCGACCTTCAGGATCTGGCCTTTGGTGAGGAGCATCAGACCCCCGGGGAGACTTTGATGACCTGAACGGTCAGGTTGGTGGCGTCGGCGTAGCTGACGTTGACCTCGGTGCCGTAGTCGGACAGCGGGAACGGGCCGATGATCATCGGCTCGCCGTCTGCGACCGCGACCACGTTGTCAGCGACGGCCTGCCCGTCGACCTCGACGGTGGTCTCCATCGTGACGTTGACAGGGCCGCCGGTGGCGCACGTGACGACGAGCAGCTCCTTGCCGGTGTTGGTGAAGCGGTCTCCGCCTGCGGAGGCGGCGACGCCTCCGCTGGCAGTGATGCCGTCGCGAGAGGCAGCGGTGATGTCGAGCAGTGCCATGTGTCAGTTCTCCTGTGAATCAGTCGCGGGGGATGCGAACGACCTGAACGTGCATGGCGGTGGTCGCCGAGTAGACGAGGTTCGCGTAGCCGCCCTCGTCGTTGTAGATGTTGGGCGGGAACGGGCCGAGGACGCGCGACGTCGCGTTCACGACGTTCACGGTACGCTCCGTGACGTTCTTCCCGTCGGGATTGGCCTGGACGGTGACGCCGACGGTGTGCGCGCCGGAGTCGGCGTTCGAGACGACGAGCACCTCCCGGCCGGTGTTCAGCCACCTGTCGCCGACGGCCGCGGCGGTCGCGCCGGCGAGAGACAGCAGAGCGCCTTCGCGCGAGCATTCGAGGACGGTGAGTGTGGTCATGGTCGTGATCCTTTCTTGATCAGCTCGGGCGGTAGGTCTTCGTGACCTGACCAGAGATCTTCAACGTGGCCTTGGCCTCGTAGATGCCGTTCGTCTGGCCCGCGAGGCTGAACGCGGTGACGGCGGCGAGGAACGTGTACGCGGTGGGACTCGTGTCGTGATCCGCGAGCTCGAGCTTGTAGTACCGCTTGACCCCGTCGACACGATCCTGATCGAGCTGCTGCTGCATCGCGTCCGAGCCGACGAAGTTCATCGCCATCTGGAGCTCGCCGGGCATCGACAGGCCGGGCACGAACTCGGCCTCGGGGCTGTCGAAGTTCGACGCGTCGATCTGCGGCGCGGTGCCGTTGGGGCCGTCGAAGCTCTTGACCTCACCGATCGTGATGAAGCCCGCGGGCGCGTCGATGCCGCCCGCCTGCAGCTTCGTGAACCGCGTGCTCTTTGCTTTGGTCGGGGTTCCCATCAGTGTTGTCTCCGGTGCGGCTTCGTGCCGATTCTACATGAATCGGCTAAGGCGTCAAGTGCTGGCGCGATTCGTGCATGCTCGCGGTCATTAAGTGCTCCACACGATGAAGTCCGTGGATACGCGGTGCAGCTGCGTGTCGTTCTCGTACAGGTCGCGGCTCCCGGCGAACTCGACGGTGATCGAGGCGCTGGCGCCCTCGAGCGCCGTGAGGTAGTCAGCGATCGCGTCGTCGAGCTCGTGCGCATCGTCGTAGGTCTTCGCGTAGCTGTCGACCTGCACACGCGACTGCTTCAAGGTCCCGGCAGTGCCTGTGCTGAACCCTGCCATCGAGAGGCGTTCGATCCCGGTGTAGACCACCGCCGGAAACGTCGTGGTCGGGGGCATGCGCATTGGGAAGATGCGCGAACCGGCGAGCGTCGTCACCGCGGGCGCGTTCGCGAGCGCGGCCGCGACCTGTGCCCCAGGGCTCATCGTTGAACCTCGCCAGAAGTCGACTCACAGGGGCTCATTTGGCCACCTTTGCGATCTGCTTCTGGAGCTCGATCTTCAGCAGCTCGATCACCTGCGGCGCGTTGCGCTCGAGCGCGGGACGCAGGTACGGGTGCGCTGCCTGCTTCGAGGTGCCGAGCTCGATGAAGTGCCACCGGCGCGCGGGCGGTAGCCTCGAACTCTGCGACTCGCCGAACGCGGCCGCGGCTACCCTGGCTTGCTTGCTCCGCCGCCCCACGCCGACCTTGATCCCGACCTTCAGCACGCCGTTCTCGCTGGTCGGTCGCACGACAGAGATCTTGAGCGCGTCGGCGAGGTCTCCGCTGTCCCGTGGGACCATAGCCTGCGCCGCCTCGAGCACAGGCTTGAACGCACGGCGGCCCGCCTGCGCTAGCGCCTTGGCGGCGAGCTCGGCATGCAGCTTCGTGAGCTGGTCGAGCAGCGCCGAGAGGCCATGGATCTGAACGCTCACGCGGACTCACCTACCCGCTCAAGGGTCGTGATCGTCAGGTCCGTTTTCCGGCCGTCGGGATCCACGACGGAGATGATCTCGTAGACCTTCCCGCCCTCGCGCAGGCGCATCGACGGGAGCACTCCGTCGAGGTAGCGCAGCGCGAAAACCGTGGGCACCCTGCCAAACTGCTGCTGCGCGGCGAACTGTTCCGAACCCGTCGTAGAGACCTTCGCGGCGCGGCGCGAGGCGAACAGGTCCCACTCGAGCAGCGGCTCCCCGCTCGCGTCTTGCTTGGTGCTCCGCTGCTCGATCACAACTCGGAAGCGCATCTTGCCGGCGTTGGTCACAGCGAGAGGATCCGATACGGAGAAAGCAGCGCCTCGTAGGAAAAAAGAACGGGTGCGAGCTTCGCCGCGTCGAGCTCAGGCGTGCGGTGCTCGTACATCTGCGAGACGAGCAGCAAGATCGCTTGCTTGATCGGCTCGGGCACCAGCTCCACCGCCCAGCCGACGGTGTACGTCACTTTGACCGCGTCCCACTGGTGCCGCGCCTGCGGCCAGCTCTTGCCGAACGCGCGATGCACGCGGCCCGGGATGTTCACGGCGTCGACGCTGTACTCGGTCATTGCGAGTGTCTGCTCGGCGCCGGCGAGGTCGATGTACTTCACCGACAGCACCGCCGGATCGTCGTCCTCGAGCGTCGCGAGCTGTCCGTGCGGCAGCTCCATGTACAGGTGGCACGCGCGGCACATCCGGCCGCCGGGCCCGTACCCGAGGCCGATGCCCCCGAAGCCGTACGGGTAGCACGAGTGCAGCGCCCAGAACGGGTGGCCCTGGTGAGGGAACGCGTCGAGCACCGCCTCCCAGGTCTGCTGCACGATCCCGCGGTTGCAGTGCGCCTCGACGTGCCGGCGCGCGGCGGAGATCAGCAGCGCCAGGAACGCGTCGTCCTCCGTCGTCTCGAGGGCGACCTGCTTCCGCGCCTCATCGACAGTGACGGGTTCGTCCTCCGGCTCGACCGTGAGGTGCTCGACCACGGGTTACTCTTTCGCGTCGGGCTTCGGATCCGCCGCGGGCAGCTTCGCCTCGGCCTGCTTCGCGGCCTCCGCCTTGAGATCGGGCGAGGCCAGGGTGGCATTTCGCTTCTTCCGCGCCTCAGCGTCGGCGAGCTTCTTCGCTTCGTCTGCGGCCTTCTTCGCCGCCTCGGCGTCGAGCAACTTCTGCGCCGCGGCGAGCCGCTTCGCTTCCTGCGCGGCGAGCTTCTTCTCCCGCGCCGCTGCCTTGTCGGCCTCGGCCTTCGAGGCTGCCTCGGCCTCGGCCTTCTCGTCGGCCTCTTTCGTCTCGTCGGTGCTGAACGTCGCCAAGCCCGCGCGCACCAGCATGTGCCCGAGGTCGAGCGCGCGAGTCAGGGAATTCGCCTTGATGCCCATCTCCTCGAGGTCGTAGTGCTTCCCCGCCTCGAACTTCATCATGGTGAAACCGTCGACAGCTCCGTCCACCGTCTTGCTCATTTTGATCATCATCGCGGCGTGTCTCCTTGTGGTGAAAAAATGAGGGCCTCGGATCGAACCGAACGCCGGCGCGTGCGCGCCGCGGGCCCCCGCCGGTTAGACCGGAGCGTTGCGCGCGTTGCTGAGGACAGCGATCGCGCCCTTCACGACGATGTTGGCGCTCGACGCGGACGTGATGCGCAGGCGCTGGTAGCGCTTGTTCACCGGCGTCTCGACCTTCTTGACCGTGTTCGACGCGGACAGCGTCTCCTGCACGTTGTACGAGCCGACCTCGGCCGCGCCCGTGGTGCCGTCCGCGTTGTCGGTCTCGGTGATCTTCAGCAGGAGCGTGCCCGCCGTGACCGTGCCCGCGTGCAACGCGTAGCCGACCTTCTCGAAGCCCTGCGTGTCGATCGTGATGCCGCCGCTGGTGTCGGTGTCCGTGTTGATGGTCCCGCCGGCGTACGCCGGGGTGACCTTCTGATTCTTGAGTCCCGTGTCTGACATGTCTGTAGTTTCCTGTGAGTGTGTGGGTTAGGCGACGGGGGCGTTGCGCGCGCTGCCCTGCGCAGCGATCGCGTTGATGATGCCGCCGTCGGTGGTGCCGGTTGAGGCGACGTCGAGCCGCACGTACCGCTTGCCGCCGATGTAGCCGACCTTTTTGGTCAGCCCGCTGTCGTCGCCGTCATCGTTCTGGAGCACCGGCAAATCGCCGAGCCGATCCCCAGCGTCGACAGAGGTGGGGTCGACGAGCTCGTCGCTCTCGTCCACCTCGTCGCTCTCCATGAGCACCGCGGTGAACACGCCGTCAGCGAGCTCGCCGGCCGACATGAGGAACTCGAGAGACTCGAAGCCCTGCGTGTCGATGACCTCGCCCTCGGTCGTCGTGTCGGAGTCGATGACTTGCGCCTCGAGCGCAGTCGACGCCTTGATGTTGTCGTGCAGATCTTTCTGTCCTGAGCTCATCGTGTCTCCTTTTTCGAAAGACAGGGGCGCCGCGCTGGCCGCCCCCGGCTCTCAGTTCAGAATCAGGTCGAGCACTTCAGGAGGCGGAGCGCCTCGCCGAGGATCACCTGTCCGCCGACGCGGCGGCGGGCGGTGAACTTCACCTGACCCGAGCTCGCGACCGTGAACGGGTCGCGGGTGATCGCCATGCCGACGCGGTCGACCAGCGTGTACGCCCGCTGCCAGTCGCCGAAGGCGATCGGGAACGTGCCCGAGCCCTCGTTCGGCATGTCGGGGCACTCGGTGTACGGCGCGCCGAGGATCGTCGCCGGAGCGCTCTCGCTCAGGCCCGGCTGCCACAGGTAGCGGCCCTGGGTGTCCTTGAGCAGGCGGACCTTGCCGAGCGAGGCCCGGTTCAGCGCCCACCGGCCGCGCGAGGCGTACGCGGTCTTGACCGCGTGGAACAGGTTGACGAGTCCGTCACCCTCGCTGCCGCTCGCGCCCGCGATCGAGCTGGCTCCACCGGAAACGGTGAAGTCGATCGGGGTCGACGGACCGGCCGCGTTCGCGTCGAGGAAGCCCAGGGGCTTGCCCACGCCGTTGCCGCTGGCCACCGCCGCGCCCTCGGCCACGCCGAACTGCTCGGCGAACTCGGCCGAGAGCTCCGCCTCGAGATCGAACGCCGAGTCCTCGAGGTTGGCGAGCGAAATGCGCGCCTCCGCGTAGAGCTCGTGCGCCGGGATCTTCATC